GTTCAATGCACACCTGGTAGAAGCGCATTTCGGGTGTATCAAACTGCCCGATGACGAAATGGACGAGCTGGTAACGGGAGCGGGGCTGCTGGACCTCGGCGATCGCGTCGGTGATGTTCATCACAGCGTCCCCGAGTCCGCGGCTCCAGCTAAGGAGTACGTCCCCGCCGACAAGCCTGTACCTAACGTCGTACGGCCGTCATCGGAGAACGCGAACTTGTCAACCACGGTGCTGGCCGACGCCGCCCAACCGCCCGCGAAGTAGGCGGCTGTACCCGAGTTCGCGGCAGCAGCCAATGCGTAACGTGCCACCGACAAACCCGTTCCTAACGTCGTTCGGCCGTCATCGGAGAACGCGAACTTGTCAACCGTTGTGACACCACCAGAACCACCCCCGAAGTAGGCGGCTGTACCCGAGTTCGCAGCACCAGCCAGCCAGGTGCCGGACCACGACAAACCCGTTCCCAGAGTTGTTCGGCCGTCATCGGAGAACGCGAACTTGTCAACCGTTGTCAGACCACCATCACCACCCGCGTAGTAGGCGGCTGTCCCCGAGTTCGCTGCACCAGCCAAACGCCAGATCGCCGCCGACAATCCCGTTCCTAGTGTTGTCCGTGAATCATCGGAGAACGCGAACTTGTCAACCGTGGCGACATAAGTGGTCTCGTAACCACCAGCGAAGTATGCGGCTACCCCCGAGTTCGCTGCACCACCCATGGCTCTGCGGGCCGCCGACAAACCAGTACCCAGAGTTGTCCGGCTGTCATCGGAGCAAAGAAACTTGTCAACCGTTGTGACATTGCCCCCAGCGTTACCACCAGCGAAATACACCGCCGGAACGAAAACGGTGCCCGATACGAGACCGTTGAGCCACGTAGAGACCATCGTTCCCGGCCTCGACCTCGACCCGTAGCGAAGGGCCATTACTTGTCGATCTTGTTGACGTAGCCGTGGATCACGATCTCGCTGGCGGTGCCGGCAAACGCTTCCACCACCAGGCCGTTTTGGAGTAGGAGGCCCGGGACCAGGAGCATGAGGCCCTCCTCGGCCGGGACCGTGATCTCGATGTTGCCGTTCGGCTCGGTTGCCTCACCCCACTCGAGGGTCAGCTTGATGTCCGCGCTGTGCGTGTTCACGGCGTACAACCAGATTTCGTCGAGGTCCGTCGTGCCGGCGACGGCGGTGTGGATTTCGACAGCGCCGGCGGTGTCGTTGCCGGACACCAGGATGCCTTTGCCCTGGGTGGAGCCGGACAGGAGTTCTTTGGAATAGGTAGCCATGGGTGCTTCTCCCTAGAGGAACATTTCGAGGCCGATAATGAGGTTCATCTCGGCCGGGTCGGAACTAGCGGCGACGGTTTGCAGCGACCCGTCGGAGAACTCGAGGCCGCCCGTGTCCAGGACGATCCGGTTGTTCGTCAAATCCATGATCATCGGGAGGATCTCGCCGGTATCACCGGTCATGCCTTCTTTGATCTGGGCGATCAGGTAGTCACGGATCAGCTCCTGTTCGGTGGCTGTCAGGACCGCGCCGGCGGTGAACGCGGCCGGCACCCCGGAGAACGTCTGTTGGGCCATGTGATGCCTCCTACGGGGCGAGCTTGTTGGTGTTGAGGATTCCGTCGATCGTGCTGTCCAGGATGAAGTATTGCTGGTCGCCGGACCCGGACGTGTTTAGCCGCATTTCCCAATCCATCGGGGTGATGTCATGGGTGACGCCCTCGATGCGGACGATGCGTTGCAGCGCGGTGCCGGCACCCGCCGGCGTGAACGACACCTGGATACCGTCCCACACGCCGAGCTTGGCGACGGCGACGGCCTGGGCTTCGGTCATGGATCGCGGCTTGCACGTCAGCTGCGACACGCGTAATGCGGGCGTGGAATACAGGAACAGAAAGTTGGTTGCCGCGGCGAGCACGTCCGCGTCGTTGAGGTTCAGCAGGTTCCGGTGGACGACCGTCCTGATGCCGTACAGCACCTGGTTCGGTGTGTCGTTCACGATCTGGTCGGTGCCCGTCGACCCGGCGTACACGCTGCGCGTAAACAGGATTTCAGACCCGTACGTGGTTTTGAGGCCCGTCATGGGCGGCTGTGTCGAGTTGCCACCCGACCCCGTGAACGTCAAACCGGTAGGCGTCGTCGACGCATAACGCTTCTTGTACGTCAGGACGTTGCCGCGCTTCGTCGCCGCGGCCGCTGCGCCACCTGGGAGGCCGTGCCGGCAGTAGATGGCACCGTCCTCGGATTGGGCGAGGCGAGCCGTGTACGTCGCTGTCTGGAGGCCGGCGACGGTTTCGGCCGCCATCGTGATCGTCGACGTGTCGATGTCACGATCCACCGGCGACGATTCGTCCGGATAATTAACCTGGGCGTTGTCGAGGATCGCGGTGAACCTCGCCGAGCCGACCTGCTCGACGAAGTCAACATCGTTGAGCTCCGTCTTAGCCAGGGTGGACAGCCCGTCGGAGCATTTCAGGATCACCGTCGAATCGGTCGCATCCGGGAACAGAATATCTATGTCGTCGACCCGCCCTCGAAACAGCGTCGTCGGCTGGGACGCCGAGTCGAGGAACACGTTGACGCGTACGTCAGCGCCAATCCATTGGGCGTCGCTGTACGTGCCACCGGCCAGCGGCGAATACGCGTTGTCCTGGTTATTCAGGCTGATGGTGCAGGTGCCGGCTGTGAACACGTCCTGCACCCTCGAGCGGCCGACGTTGATCTTGATGGCGCGCACGTCGGCAGCCAGGTTGCGACGCGACCCCTCGAGGTACACATGGACGACGAACGTCGGATCGGCCATCAGCTAGTTCGCTGACTGCTGCCAATGAGGCGGCAAAGGCCCGTTCGTGTCGACGTATGCGCCCATAGCGTCGACGACCTCCTGGCCGGTTACCGCCGTCGCCTGGATGATGACCGTCGTACCGCCGCCGCGTTGGCCCGGGTCGCCGCCGAAACCACCGACGGCACCGAGGCCGGCCGCAGCTGCGCCGGCACCCCCGGTTAGTTGCGCCACCGTCGGACCAGTCAGGAATGCGGAACCGTCACCACTAGTCGTCGCTGCCGCTAATGCCGCCGCTGCTGCTGCCGCCAATGCCGCCGTTGCTGCCGCCTCTGCCGCATTGTTGATCATTGATTCGATCTCCGCCTGGCTCAATCCGGGGAACGGTTCCACCTCCATTTCGGAGGCTGCGGCCGCTGCGGCTTGCCCGGCGGCTTCGAGGTCGGCAATCGCGTTGAAAATGTCGGTCGCAGGGGTGACAGCACCACCGCCGCCGCGCTGGTCGAGCGGCCTGTCGAACGCTCCAGCCCCAGCAGCCCCGAACGCGGCGGCGAGCGCCTCCTGCGCCGGATTGGAAGCGAGTTCGTCCCTCGCCCCGGTTATGAACCTCCACGCCGCGCTAACACCTGCCGCGAGCGCGGAGAGTTCAGCCGATGCTCTCCAGGAGTCCTGCCAGCCGAGGTCGTCGATCTCGTCCTGGGACAGACCATCGAGCGCGCCGGTAATCCCGACTACGACACCTGAGCCGAGGACTTTGCCTGCCAGGACGCCGCCCTCGTACCACGACGGGTCCGACCAGAACTTCCGAAGAGCGGGCAGCACCTCTTCGTTGAGGTGCGTAACAATCGACGTGAACGCCGGCAGGAGTGCCGTACCGATCTCCGTCTGGATCTTGTCCCACTCGCCAGCGAGGAGCTTCGACTGGTTCGTTGCCGAATCCGCTGTCCGGGTGAAGTCACCCATCTGGATACCGGTCTGCTCGAGGATGACCGCGTAAGCGGCGAGCGCCTTCGTTTGAGGCGTCAGCGCATCCTTCGTGTTCGTGATGATGCCCGTTTCGAGGGCTTTCGCTTTGAGTGTCGCAGCGTCGAGGAGGACACCGAAGCGGCGCAACGGTTCCGATTCGCCCCGCAGGCCGGCCTGGATCGCTGTCAGGGTTTCCTCGACGGAAGCGTCGTTGAACGACGCCATGTCACCGGCGAGGCCGACAAGGGTTGTCGCCATCGACGCCGAATCTGCTTCGGTCATCCCCAGGGCGGACCCCAGGGTGCCGATCACACCGGTTGCTTCGAGGGCGGCGCGTTCCGTCACACCGAACGCGTGGAGCGACGTTTCAGCGAACGCCTCGACCGCGGCAGCGGACTCGCCAAAAACAATGTTGTTCTTGCTGAGCGATTCCTCCATCGACGCGGCTTTGTCGATCATCGGCTTGAGCGCCATCGCGGCACCGACCGCGACACCGGCGAGGGCGGTAAACCCGATGCTCGCCATGCGCGTCGCGCGCATCATCTTGTCCGACATCAGCGACGAACCCTTGGAAACGCGCTTGAACGACTTTTCGAGGTTGGCGGTCCGGCCAACGAAGTTGACGGTGAGAGTCCTGGTTGGGGATGCCACTACCTCGCCACCTTTCTGAGCACCTTCTCGATGTTGGCTGTGTATTCCTTCTTGATGAAGTCGTGGAGCTTGTGGATCGTCGGGAACAGGACGAAACCGCCGCGTTTAGCCATTGGGAACTGCCGGGTGCGTCGCCCTCTGCGTTTCGCACCGAACTCGACACCCATAACCAGCTCGCCGGCGGCTGGCCGATCCTTGCGACGCGACACCGCTGCCTTCCTCGCCCCGCCGAGCTTCACCTTCGGGACGGTGCCCTGGACGGCCCGCAGCGACGGCACGATCGTCGCGTACTGCTGTGCGTGGAACACGACCTGGGCACGCTTCTTCATTTCGACGACGACCTTGTCGGCGATTACTTTGTTGCCCTGCTTGATTGCCTTCTTCGTTTCAGCGGGGGCGAAACGCAGCTCGCGGAGGAACTCGTCCATGCCGAACATTTCGATGGCGACCATCGTCTTGTTGCTTGACGTGCGTCGAGCCATTAGCGGCGCTGCCTGACTTTCTCCTGCTCGTCTGCCTGGTACTCGAGGACGCGCCACAAGGCGTTCAGCACCTCAGGTGGGCACTCGAGGAGGTCCATGGGTCCGATCCCTGTCCGCACCGCTAAAGCGGCGACCTGGACGGTCAGGGAGTCCCAGCCAAAGGGATTTCGTCGTCGTCCTCGCCGACGGCTTCGATGTCCTCGAGGGCGTCGAGCCAGTCGTCGAACGGTTTCACGGCCGGCCCGTCGCCGGCCTTCGCTTTGCGCCATGCCGCCTGGTGGGCGAGCCACGCGAGGTGCTCGACCTTGACTTCCGACATGGCCTTGCCGATGCCCAGGCCGTGCTTACGCTCGAACGCGACTATGGCGGCGGGCCCGGCGGTCAGGACGGACTCGGTGCCGTCATGGCAGATCCGAAGCGTGATCTTCATCGAGTTCTTCACGGTGCCCCCCTCGCCTGCTAGCTGGTGGCGCGGGTGATCGCCCCGGATACGGGCCATGACACCGACAGGGTGGAAAGGCTGCCGACCTCGGCGTTGATGGGCGTGTACGACGTGACTAGGGCGCTGGCGGCGTAGCTCGGGTTCGTGGCGCTCACCGACGCGCTGGTCGGCTTGAACACGAACGCGGTGAGGGTGCCGACCAGGCCGTTCAGCGTCGCGTCGACCTCGCTGGCGGCGAAATCCTGATTGAACGTGATGTTGAGCGTTCCGCGGCCGATCCCGCCGATCAGCGTCTCCACCGAATCGCCGAAAGCTGTCGTGGTGAC